GCTCGAATATTAAGGCAAGGAGAATACAACTTAAAAACTAATACTCCCCTAATTTGGAATCCACCGATAAACTGATATTGTTCTGCATAGTTGCAGGTGTTTGAGCCTCTTGTTACTGAAACTTTAATCAAGAAACTAGAGGATACTTTTCCAAGTAATCCTCTTAGGTCTATGACCCATAGAGAACTTGATGTAATGATCGGACAGCAAGAGGTCGTTGCCTATTTAAAGATGCTTCTAGAAGAGCGCAAAACCACAGACATTGATTTAGAGGTGAGCTAAATGTGTAATGGTGGCGGTGGTAGAACCACAATTCAGATGCCTGATACATCTGCCTACGATAGTCAACTTGATACTCAGATCATGTTGATGCAGCAGCAGCAAAATAATTCATCAACATTGTTGCAAAATAGTTTAAATCAATCGCAATTAGATAATCAAAACTTGTTATCTAGTATTAAAGATTTCAAGTTATCAGCAGCTAAAGACGTATCCGCTAATGCTGCAAGGATGTCAGCGTTAATAGGCGCACCACCACCTGACAAAACAGCTAAAGCACCAGTGGTAGGTAGAGATAGGGAAAGAAGTAAGAACAAAAAGAAGGGAAAGAAAAGTTTAAGAGTCGATAAAGTACAAAAGAAAAAAACATCAACAAAGAAAAGCTCAGGTACGGGCTTGAATTCCACCCTCACTGTTTAAAACCATGTGCAACATTTTCGGAAAACCAAAGATGCCAGAGATTGTCTATCAGGGGCCAAGTCAAGAAGACCTTGATGCTAATCAATTGAAATTAGACAATTTCATTAAAACTTCTAAAGAAACAAACGATGCCTTTTCAAAGACATTGCAAACACAAATTGATACTGCTGCTGACAACACAAAGCTATTAACCGAGGAACTTAAAAACTTGAAATCATCTCATGCTGAGACTGTTGCTGGCTACTCAGGGCCAACCGCAGGGCAGACTTACGCTGTAACAACTAAGCAAACTGATCCTGAAAACGCACAGATAACAGAGACAATTAAACCAAAGAAAAAAGATAAAAATAAATCAACCTTAAAAGTTAATCAAAACTCTGTTCAGAACACATCTGGCAGTGGCGTTAACGTAGGAGTTTAATCATGTGTAACGGACAAAAAAAGGTCAACAAAAAGGCCGCAGAGGAACAGGCAAAGTTAGATGCTATTGCCGCAGAAAAACAGCGTGAAATGGAACTAATTGCAAAACAACGTGAGATTGCTTTAAAAAATCAGTCAGATCAATACACTCTTTTACAAAAACAACAAGAAAAAATAACGGCTGACAATCTTGCAACGGAACAGGCGTTTATAAAGGCTCAGAACTATGAAAAAGAACAACATGCAATAGCAATGGCAAATGCACAAGCGGCGGCTGCGGAGAGACAGAAGCAAGCTCAAATGCAACAAGCGGCTCAAAGATCTTTAGGTGTTTTAGGTAGTAGAAATTCAGGAGCGCAACAAGGCCCAACTGCAAAGGTAGAGGGAAAGAAAGGTGTATTTAATCAAGCTAGATATGATTCACCTACTAAAAATTTAAGCGTCGGTTCAACTAAAAAAACCAGTGGCGTTGGTGTCAACCTTGGAGGCAAATCTAAATGAAGTATCAATCTGGAACAGACCTTGGTAAATGTGCAGCACTCTATCGAAAGCTTGAATCCGAAAGGAACAGCAGTGTTGAGACTGGCAATGAATGTGCAGGCTTAACGCTTCCATATTTAAGGCAAGAGACTGATAGCTTTGGTCAAAGAGAAAAGGTCATAAGAAATCAATGGAATGGAGTGGGCCAGAAAGGAACTCAGACAATTGTTGCAAAGCTACTTTTGAGTTTGCTACCACCAACAGAACAGATATTTAGATTTACTATTGATGAAATTGAATATGCAAAGAATCAGCAGCAGTTAGCAGAGGCAGGCGCACCACCAGAAGAGATAGCAAAACAGAAAACAGATTTTGATTTGGGGTTAGCAAGATTAGAAAGAGTCTTGTTAAACGATATGGAAACAAGTAATGACAGGCTGGCAATACAAGAGGCTTTAACTCAATTAGTTGTGTATGGAAATGCTCTGATTTATATCGAAGAGGATGGATTGGAATGTTTTCCTCTATCAAAGTATGTATTAAAGAGAGATTCTATTGGCAACCCTATTCAAATTATTGTCTGCGAAAAGATAGCTAAACAAGCATTGCCACCAGCAGCACAAAAAATGCTAGAGGAAGAAGACGGGGAAGTGAAAGGAATTGTTGGTGCTAAAAATGACTCTAATTATCAGAATGATGTTGAGGTTTATACCAATGTTTACTGGGAAGGAAACACTGTTCACTGGTATCAGGAAATTAAAGGTGTAGAAGTCGAGGGACAAAGAGGATCAGCACCTAAAGATCAAAGTCCTTGGCTCCCTTTAAGGATGTATCGAATACAAGGAGAGTCATATTCGCCTAGCTATATCGAAGCTGCATGTATGGCTGATTTAAAAACAGCCGAAGCTTTAAGCCAAGCAATTACAGAAGGCGCTTTAATTTCAGCACAGACTAAACACCTTGTTAAGCCAAGTAGTGTTGTTAATCCTAAGAAGCTCGCAGAGGCCGCAAACGGTAGTTTCCTAGCAGGAAATCCAGATGATGTTTTCACAATTAGAACTGATAAAGGCAACGACTATCAGGTGGCGCTTCAAAGCTTGGCAACAGTAGAAGCAAGACTATCTCAAAGCTTTATGCTCCAAAATCCGAGGGACGCAGAAAGGGTGACAGCCGAGGAAATAAGAATATTAGAACGTGAAATATCCGCAAATCTCGGAGGAATCTTTTCTATTTTAAGTCAGGAATTAGTACGACCATACATAGCAAGAAAGTTAGTTCTACTGACCAAGAGAGGAAAGATCCCTGTACTTCCTAATAAGCTTGTTAAGCCTGTACTTTCTGTAGGACTACGTGCATTAGGCCGTTCAAATGATCTTGAAAAGACTGCAAGATTTATGCAGATCCTTCAACAAAGTATCGGGCCAGAGGGCATTGCAACCTATGTCGATACGAGTGAGTTAATAAGAAGACTAGCTTCATCAATGGGTATGGAACTTAACGGCCTAGTTAAGAGCGAAGAACAGATTGCACAGGAGAAACAAGCAGCAGAACAACAACAAGCAATGATGACAGCAATGCAGTCGGGCATGGCTGACCCTAAAAAGCTGGCCGATGCTGCTGCCACGAGTCAGGAAATGACTCAACCTCAACCTACTGAACAACAACAATGACCACCACACCAGGCGTAAGTGAAGACATGCTCGGCCCAGGGCAACAGGATATTCTTGATGACTTTGTTAAAGAAGTCGAAGAGGAACAATCCGCTATTAATCAGGCAGAGACACAAGAGCAACCTGAACCTGATGAAAATTTAATTGGTGGAAAGTTTAAATCTCAGGATGATTTGTTAAAGGCTTATCAAGAAGCTGAGAGAAAGCTAAGTGAAGGCAAGCAGGAAACTCAAGAGACAGAAGCACCTGATAACTGGCCTGAGAAGCCAGAGGACTACACAAGAGATGTAGGTGTAGAGTTTTATGGAGAAGACGTAACCAATGCTTTAGAGAAGGCAGAGGTTAACCCCATAGAAATGTCTAAGAAGTTTTGGTCAGGACAGAATGTAGATACAGAAATAAATGATCTTGTTGAAAAGGGTGGTATTCCTAGGAAGCTAGTTGATGCTTATCTACAAGGAAGAACTAAACAAGAAACCCCACAGAACCAACAGACAACTCAATCAAATGAAGTTGGGGACAATGATTACAACAACATTGTTAACTCTGTTGGAGGTGAGCAGGACTTCACTGCTATGACCAATTGGATGAATAATAATTTAAGTCAAAGTGAACTTGATACATATAATGCGGCTGTTTCTCCAGAGCAAAGTTACACTCAAAAGATGCAAACAGTAGCAGCTATGAAGGCTAGATATGATTTAAAAAGTAGTGATCCTAAATTAATATCAGGTGGTAGTGCAGCAGGCATTGATACTTTCGATAGTCAAGCACAAGCTAGTGCTGCCATTAGTGCGATAGATAAAGCTACAGGTAGAAGAAGATATGACGTAGATCCTAAATATAGAGAATGGGTTGAAAAAACAATGAATAGATCAAAGTCATCCATATTTGACATGTAGAGCTATTATTTTTATATGAGTTGTTCTGCACTTGTGCAGTTGATTAAGCCTCTTGCGGGAGATAACTTAATTGAACGAACAAAGAAAGACACTCACCTATAAGAAAATAGTCCAATGGCTAACGTCAGCTTAGACCGTTTAGGTCAGATTAAAGGCGCAAATGCTGTAGACGCTCTCTTCCTGAAATTAGGAATTAGTGAATTACTTTCAGCGTTTGAGCGAAATTGCGTATTCAAAGGAAAAGTTAAAGAACGTACCATCTCAGGTGGTAAATCAGCAGCCTTAGTCGGGTAGGGCCGTTTGCTGGTAACAGCAAATTAAACTTAGGGTGAATTGCTGGAAGCCCACCATTAAAGGGTAATCAGCAGCCAAGCCAGCCGACAAGCTGGAAGGTTCAACGACTAGAAGCCGACAGGAAACTGAGTAATGCTTCCACGAGCGCCCTATATCCAGAAATGGATAAAGAGATAGTCTCACCTACATCAATGGTAAAGATGTAGAAACATAAGATAAAGAGCTTATGTATAAAGAAATGTCCCCGTAAGTGGTAGAGCTAGTGCGGCCTATCACGTGCCTGGTTCGCCAATATTAGGGGCAACAAATAGCCCTGGTGATAGAAACGAACAGGTCATTAATTTAG